CAGCGGCGGGAAATGCTTTCGTTAACAGCACGTTGCCGATTACCCAAGCATTTATCCGTGTTATAAAGCCGAATTAATAGGCTTTCAACCCTACGACACTTCGTCGTAGCTTCCAATAAAGGAGAAGCATATGAGTTGGATCGATAACAAGGATGCCCAGAAGTCTCTTGATATACTGGGGACGCTCGCGTTGACATGTAAGGAATTAGGGGGTCCCGTTTCGGCTGAGATTTATGATCTCGTGTCGTCGCGTGACTATTTAGCCCTAGTCTCTTACGAAATCGATTATAGCCGTTTTACGAACGACTATACCTCTATTAGTGATGCTATTTATGCGCGTCAAATACTTGGGTTTTTCCAGAAGTTAAATTTTCTGGACCTCGGTATAGATCGCAAAGTAGCAGCTAGTGAGCGATTTGTCGAGTCCGAATGGATGTGCGAGAGAACGAATGCTCGCCTTAGTCTTCACCGTCACTACCCTTCATTAAACGGTAGTGATGCTGCGCGTATATTGTATTACGCACAGCAGAAAATCGTGGAGATTTTAGGTGAGCTTCCGCCACTCAGCGAATTTGCATTCGCTTTCGGACCGGGAGCAAACACCAACGTAAAAGGCGCATTGGCTTGCCCGAGGGCAAAGCTTAGTGTGCCGATAGCGTGTAGTACGAACATGACTCCAACAGTGCACGAATTTCTTAGTGAAGTTCCTGCGTGGGCTGGGCTGCATGCCGTAGGTGAATCGGAAGATTCATTTATTGTGGATGTGACTCCTTCCCCTGGTAAAGTCGTTTTCGTTCCTAAGAACGCGAAGACCGACCGAAGTATAGTTGTTGAGCCCATTCTGAATAGCTTCATACAGAAGGGGATCGGTAGTTATATAAAGGAACGTCTGCTGCGTTTTGGAGTTGACCTCCACGACCAGTCCATAAACCAGCGTCGGGCGTGCGTAGGCAGTGTCGATGGTAGCTTAGCTACCGTAGATCTGTCTATGGCGTCTGACTGTCTGGCCAAAGAATTGGTCTTTTCTTTACTTCCGTTTGAGTGGTCTGATTTGTTAGACCGCACGCGGACCTCCACTGTTCTCATTCCAGAAAGTGTGCACCGGTACAATTTACCGAATGCATCCCGCCTGGAGTTTGACGCCGAGAGTTCGTTGTGGAAACACACCCTGTCGAAGTTTTCCTCGATGGGTAACGGATTTACGTTTGAGCTTGAATCGCTAATATTTTATGCGATTTGCTTTGGCGTATGTAAAGTAGGCGGCTTCTCCGAGAAGAATATCAGCGTCTACGGGGATGATTTAATCGTCCCCGCAAAGTGCATGCCTCTCCTTAAGAAGTCACTCGAGTATTGCGGCTTTCGTCTGAATGACGCGAAGTCGTTCTCGAATGGCCCATTTCGGGAGTCGTGCGGTGCTGATTATCTTTTTGGTTTTGATATTCGCCCGTTTTACCAAAAGACTCTGGTAAGCGAGCGAACCCTCTTCACCTTACACAATTTCTTCGTGCGCCACTGTGAGCTTACGCTCGCATCTGTCGTTGAAGGGTTGTGTGATCCTAGATACGTTATATACGGTCCCGACGGGTACGGTGATGGCCATTTAATCGGCTCTCATTCTATTCGTCGAAATCGTCGTCTGACGCGTCTCGGTTGGTGCGGAGGCTTCTTTGATACGTACGTCCTTAAGGCAAAGACCTTTTGCAAAGTCCTGCCTGGGGACGCTGTTCTCCCCGTCTATAGTGTTTATACTAGAAGCGGTCGAGACAATCCGACTGACCCCGATGTTGTAAGGGGTTCTAACGGATACGCAAAGATATCAATCTACACGCTCTCGAGGAATATTTTCTCGAGTAGAGAGTGATCTCTATCTT